CTATGAAGAAACAAAGCCTGCTAAAGGCAAATTGCTAAATTATTTTATTGAGCATAAACTGAAAAACCTAATGGAAGTAATTGAGGAATTTTAATGAAAAACATTTATGAAATTTTGGACGAATTTGAATTGGCAGATTCCAAAAAAGCAAAGATGCAAGTGATAGAAAAGAATCTATCGAAAACCTTTGTTGATGTATTACAACTAACTTATCATCCTAATTTTCAATGGTTGATAACTGAAATGCCAGATGATTACAAAATACCTAGTGATCAAATGCCAGGTTTAACTAGAACTCAAATGTCTAGTGAATTAAGAAAATTGTATTTGTTTGAAAAAGGCAATCCTGCAGCAGAACGGTTAACTCCGAGAAAACGAACCGAGATTCTAATTCAAATTTTAGAAGGATTAGAACCCCGTGAAGCTGAAGTCGTTATTGGTATTTTCAATAAAGATTTGGGTGTTAAAGGATTAAATTATAAATTTATTAAAGAGGCATTTCCAACACTATTACCATAATGCAACTACCAGAAAAAATAATAATAACAACTGGCACATTCGATCCACTTACACAGAAGGAATTAAAACTCTTACAGAGATGTAAGAGTAAAGGTGATTGGCTTGTCGTTGGAATTCATTCTGATTGGTGGATGCGATGGTCTGAGGGTGGTTATGTACAAGAATATGATACACGCCGTGAGATTGTAAAAAATTTACGGTGTGTTGATGAAATATTTTCTTTTAATGATTCTGATGGTACGGTTTGTCAATTATTAAAGATAGTAAAGATTTGTTACCCATATGCCGATATTACCTATGTTTCGGATATGGACATGCACAATATGCCTGAGCAGAAGATTAAAGGTATTACATTTGAAACGTTGAAATAGGAGTAGTAAGTGACTAAGTTTGTTGGTAAGTTTAGAAAAAATAAAGAGTACAATGATGATTACAGTTACACAAACAGTAAACATCGAAATGAACATGCTGAAATTAAGAAATTATTAACCCAGCATGAGGAAGAAGTAATCTTGCAACAAGATGAAGCTCATGCCTCGGACGATGAAAATTGGTATAATTAAAAGTTTACCACTTATTTACTCGATTTTCATTATAAGTAGGTATGTCCGCCTTTGAAATAAAGATGTTGTTTTAAAACAACAGATTACCATAATCCGCTTGACCTTTCTTTAATATTGTTATACAATGGTTTCTTCTAATGAGGAAACACATTATATGATATACGGTTATATTCCAAAATCCAAACCAAAGAAGTTAACCAAAGCTCAACAAGAGCAAAAAACCCAATGGTTAACCTCTATCAATAAATTATCTTCAAAACGGTATTCCTGTTCTCCTATTATTAAAACAAAGTTGCCAGTTAAATCTATGGCTCCTTTTCACAGAGAAACTCCAAAGATTGCGTCCTTGGACACAGGATTTATTGCTTGTGTTAAAAAGTTCCAAAATTGTTACACAGGAGAAAAAATCAAAGGTATTGGTACAATGCATAAATCAAATGCTGTGCCAATTTTTACAGATAATGAAGCAAAAGAAATAGCGAGTATGCGAAGATGAATGAATATGATGAATATTTTGAATATTTGGAAACTTTAAGTGAGGACAATTTGAATAAAGAGCTAAAATGGCTCGAATCTATTGGTAAAGCAAAAGCAAATAATCAAAATTTTATAGTAATTGACCATTTTTATGATATGTAAGGTGAAATATGTTATCTAAACACGAAGAAACACAAATTTTAAGAGGAATTGACGAGATTATATTCAATTTGCGTCATGTGCCAGCTGTAGATGTAGCACATTTTCTCGTAAAATTCAATCCGAAGCTTGCTAATGAGTTGGCAGCTGCATTAGAATACGAGTTTTTTGATAAAAATGAAGGAATTAAACATGAATGATTCAGGACATTACATTTGGCTCGATGCCATCGCAGATGATGAAGAAATTCCTGCGTGGAAACGCTTGGATGTTGTAACTCGCAAGTGGGCCGCACTATCGGGAATGGAAAAAGATTTATCGGACTATCAAAAACGCAAAGAGTTATATGAGTAAGATGTTCAAATCTAGTCAGCCAATCAAAAATTGTTTACTTTTAGAGTTTGAAACACAAAAAGAGCTTGCTCTTGCTTTTTGCCGAGTAGAAGAATACTATGAAGGTCAGCCGAAGTTAAATAGAAATTACACCTCATTTGTGGATTTCATTGATTTCTTTATGAAAAACGATGGTACGATTGAATATTTTAATTATTGGTCCGGCTTTAATATTCCTGGTGACGTTTTTATGGAATGGCACCAACAAAATATGTCCGACATAACAAAATGGGAATTTGCATTGGCTTACGAAGTTCAAAGAAAATTGGATTTATCAAAACCCTTTTACGTCATTGGCGGTAAAAAAGGTGATATGAATGTAATTGACCATGAAATTGCTCATGCGCTATATTACATGAATACGGAATACAAAGATTTGATGGATGCCGCAAATTATCAATTCTATAAAAATCTAAGAATGGAATATTCTAAGATGGTAAAGAAATTGAAGAGGATGGGTTATGGTGATAATGTTATCAAGGACGAAATTCAAGCCTATATGTCCACATCTACCAAAAAAGAGTTGGTAAAAACTTTTAAGATGGATTTTGATAGAATTAAAGGCTTCCGTGATCTATACCGAAAAGTGTTGTCCCGGTACAACACATCGAAAAAAAGAACTTGACGGTAGATGTTCCTTATAGTATAATGGTTCTTTAAATCGGAGAATCTATGCACATTACAGAATCTAAAACACTGCTTGCCAAATTAATGGCAACCGAAAATTTAACTGTCGAGCAACGAAAAGTTCAAACGGCAAGTTTTAATGTTAAAGACCGCATTCTTACTTTGCCAATTTTAGATTCAAAAATTTCACCATTCCTTTATGATATGTTTTTAGGTCATGAAGTTGGTCATGCTTTGCATACTCCTCTAGAAGGATTCGAGAAAGCAAAAGAAGCAGGTGTTTCGGCTTCTGTAGCCAATGTGATTGAGGATTCCCGTATTGAGCGTAGAATTAAAAACAAATATCCTGGTATTCGTTCCTCATTCGTTAAAGGTTATCGTGAACTAATCGAAAAGGATTTCTTTGGTACTAAAGGTGCTGACCTCAACGATTTTAACTTTATTGACCGTGTTAACCTTTACACTAAGGGTGGTGCAGCACAAGGTATTCAATTCAACGAATTCGAAAAACGTTTAGTTGATAAAATTGAAAACACCGAAACCTATGATGATGTAATTCGTGTTGGTATTGAAGTTATGGCTTATATGAAAGAAGAAGCCGAAACTGCTGCAAAGTTAAAACTCGCATTAGATGAATTTGATGAAGATGAAGATGGTATCGAAATCGACATTAGTGGTTATGATGATTCTGATGAATGGGACGAAGAAACCGAAATTCGTGAAACTAACAAACCAGTTGATTCTAATTCTGATGAAACCACCGATGAAGAATCTGATGTTGAACAAGAAACCGGCACACAAGCTGGCGGTAATGATCCTGAAGGTGAATCTGATGAAATCAAATCACACACAGATGAAACATATCGCAAAAACGAAAGCAAATTGTTTAGTGTAGATGCTAGTTCATATTACTATGGTAACATTCCTGATGTTGATTTGACTAAAGCAATTCTACCATACAAAAAGTTGTGGTCTGATTATCGTCAAGCTGCCATGGAAAGACAATCTGGCCATTATGGCTACGACATTAACTATGGCATCGATACTAAGAAATTCTTGAAGTTGCGTAATGATGCCAAGAAGGTTGTTGGTTATCTTGCCAAAGAATTTGAGTTGCGTAAAAATGCCGACCAATTGAAACGTGCTTCAGTTGCTAAAACTGGTGAATTGAATATGAGTAAAATCTATTCATATGGTTTTGCTGAAGATATTTTCAAGAAGATTACAGTATTGCCTGGTGGTAAATCACATGGTTTGGTAATGTTCTTAGATTGGTCTGGTAGTATGAATTCTCATATTGAGAACACTATCAAACAGTTGATTAACTTGGTGATGTTTTGTAAGAAGGTAAATATTCCTTACGAAGTGTATGCTTTTAGTTCCGAATATAGTGATTGTTATGCTAATGAATTTAAAGAAGGTGACATTGCACTCCGTAATTTTAAATTGTTGAATTTATTGTCCAACAAAATGTCTGCGGTAGAATTTACTTACGCATGTTCTGCTTTGGTTCGTTGCTGTGAGTATCGTGCATGGAAACCAAACTGGATGCAGAAAGGCGGTACACCATTGACTGAAGCAGTTATCTCTGCTATGAAGATTGTTCCTGAATTTCAGAAGCAATACAAATTGCAAGTGGTAAATACTGTATTCTTAACTGATGGTGATGGACATTCATTGAGTGATGTATTTTATACAAATAGTAGCGGATACAAAACAAGTGGCAAAGGTGAACATCATGATTATCGTTCTTTGAAGAAACTGGTGATTCGTGATCCTAAAAACAAGAATGAAGTTGTTGTGGATTATCCACATGGCCGTGATTTGACATCCGCATATATCAAAATGTTGAAGATTCGTACCAATTCTAATATTGTTGGTTTTTATGTTTTGTCTGGTCGTGAATTGGGCCGTGAGTTATATCATTTCTTACCAAGGTCTGTTACTAACTACGACAAGTATAAATCGGAGTTCCGTAAAAACAAATCAATGGTAGTTACCTCTGCTGGTTACGATGAGTATTATTTACTCCGTGCAGAAGGCCTAGATACTGATGAAGATGTAGGTTTTGAAGTAAAAGAAAATGCTACTACCCGTGGTTTGGTTTCGGCCTTCAGTAAATATGCCGGTAATCGTTTGAATAATCGTGTTGTATTAAACCGTTTCGTAGGAATGATTTCATGATTGATGCAGAAAGAATTGTTACTTTTATGGGCAAGGCGGGCAACCGCCGAGCCGATGTTTCATTTGATGAGTGGCGGAAAGAGCCATACATAGTAGAGTATTATACTAAAAGGGGTTTGAACCACGAATGGTGTGGTCATGCTTGTTTTAAAACTGAAGATGAGGCAGAGAAAGCTGCCACAAAATATACATTTGAGGACAAATAATGGAAACATCCAAATTTATTAATGGTGATAAGAAAGCCACTATTCAGAGAGAAGAATTTACTTATACAATTTCATATTATCTTAATGATAGAATCGTAAGAAAAGAAGTTGTGTCTGACGGATACAAAGCAGAAGAACTTGCTGAAGATTATATCATGAGTGAATCCCGTGGTGGTCCGAGTTTATTAAATGAAAACTCCTAAGGATTTTAGTCCAAAAAAAATATATAATGAATTGATTGATCGGTGTAAAGAAGCAAAAGTTTGGTACATCAGATGTATACTTGACGAAGCTTGGGTTGGTATTGCACCGTTTGAAATGTGGATTGAAGATGGAATATTTACTTGTAGAGTAATTGCTTTGACAAGACGAGATGCTTTCTTGGAGGTCACCAATAAATTACCTGTGATTAAATTTTTGGACGATATAAATGAACCCGAATGATTTGTTAAACCTAATGAAACATATTAGAGTGTGGTTACCAAAAGGTTCACATATTCGAAATGAAGTTACTGATATTATTAAACAATTGAGAGCTCAGTTGGGATTACCACCTGAAATGACAGAATGAAAAAAGTATTGATTACTGGCCACTTAGGATATATTGGCCAACACCTATGGCAGATGATTCAACAAACAAGACCAGATATTAAATTATATGGTCTGGATATAAATGCCAGAGGAGTGGATTGTGCCGATGTACGAAACATTTATAGACTCGATGGTGAATTCTTCCATACTATTATCCACTTGGCCGCTTTAGTTCGTGTTGGTGAATCAGTTAATAAACCTACTGAATATTATTCCACGAATGTAAATGGTACTCTTAATATGATTGAGAAGATTCCACATCATAATTTTATCTTTGCTTCTACGGGCGCCGCATCTAATCCAAATTCTCCGTACGGATTCTCCAAACGCATTGCTGAAGATATTGTCAAAGAGAAGGCATATGATTACACCATCTTCCGTTTCTATAATGTAATTGGTACTGATGGATTTGCTGCAACCAATCCTGATGGACTATTCTACAACTTACAGAATAATGAAAATGGAATCTACAACATCTATGGTGGTGATTATAATACCAAAGATGGTACTTGTGTTCGTGAGTATGTTCATGTAAATGATGTATGTGCGGCCATCATCAAAGCAATCGATGAACCGTCACAAGGTATTGAGAATCTTGCTTATGGTGACACTAGAACCGTTAAAGAGATTGTTGAAACTTTTTGTGACGTTAATGGTAAAGATAAACCAGAAATTAAATACTTACCAAGACGAGCAGGCGATTTAGAGGCCTGTTATTTGGAGAAACCATCCAAGTATATGGTACAGAATTACTCTTATGAAGAAATGCTTAAATTATGAACCTTAGTGACTTCCACTTTTTTGATATCTCTGCATATCATTTCAACCTATTCTCCTTTATGTTGGGCGCCACATGGGCTTTCTTCAACCAAGGAATATTTGGTAAGCGTATAGGACTATATGTATTCTTATACTTTGCCGGATTGGCAGGTTGGTATGCCATATTGTACTACGATGCCATCCATGCAAAATAATATCCTCAGACTTATCGTGATGATGTCCATTATCGTAATGATATATGCCTTTGCATCCAATAATGATTACCACGAAATAGTTGACAAAGTAGCACCAATCAAGTATACTACTTAAATTACATTGAAAGATAGAACATGAAACTTAAAGCAATCAAAAATAAACTCATCATCAAACTGTTAAAGAATAAAGAGTTCACTAAGGTTGGTATTTTTCTGACTGCGACTGGGAAAGACGCATTAACGAAAGGGTTGGTTCTAGCAGCAGGACCTGATACAAAAGACGTTCGTGTGGGTGATACGATTCTACCTGATTGGAATGCAGCAGAGGAAACCAAATTTGAAAAGGAAACATATTACATTATCTCCGAAGATGAAGTTGTCGGTATCTTTGACGGTGAAGTAAACGATGAGACCGACACAGTAGAATCGGAAGCAGAACAAGAGTTCCTAGCTAACTTTAGGAATAACAAAGATTTGTTTATGCCACCTAAAGATTAATTAACCTGAGGATTTTCCAGCGCATTCCGGCGTTAGAATGTCCAAGAGAGAATAGTTAAAAATATTTCTAGTTCCATTATTACCACATCCTCAGTTCGTTCCACTCACGAACAATCCGTTCTAAGTCAGAATGGTTCTGAGGACGAGAATTAGTAATGTGTTGTTCCAAAGATGATTTTGGAGTTTCAAAGAAAGTTTTAAAGAAGTTTGAGATTCGTTTCATAGTAGTCCTTTTGGGAGTTTAGGTAATACAAAAACACCAATGGTATTAGTGTTTATACTTATTTATTATATTT